GTAAAAACATTATCATCACTTGATACTGCTATGGAGGCTTGATTTCCTTGATTGTCGATATATAAAGCAGGAGCATTAGCATCTTGTACAAGCTTTAATACAGTAGTTCCAGTAGAACTTGCATGATTATTATGCAAATACATTAAATTATTTACATTACTTGTTGTGTTACCACTATGGTCAATTTTAAAAGCACCATCTGTTGCTGTTGTTGCCATTGCAGTAGATGTTATATTAGCATTAAATAAATGCCCAGTAGTTAAAGCAGATGCACCATCAATTCTTATTACTGCCGCAGTTGTTGTTGCTGGCCCCTCAATGAAAATATTATGATAATTTGTTGATTCTGAATCAATATGAAATGCGTGTTCGCCAGTAGATGCGTTTTGGTCTATTTTTAAAATACCATTGACTATTTCATCGTAAGTACCGCCTCCATTACCATTTACAGTTAAATCACCATCAATGGTAACATCGCCAGATATTGTTCCACCTGATTTGAGGCCTCCCTCTGAACTCATAAAATTTGTGATCATACTAAACCTCCACTACCCTTACTGCGACAGCCGCAACACCAAGATGATTAAAGTATACTGTAGATCCAAGCCCCTGAGGAACTGTTAAAAATACCAATGTCTCTGCTGGTATTTTAAGATCATTACTTGTATTACAATCTGTAGTTGTTGAAGAAAAATTAAAGTATATAGCACCTGCAGCATATACTCCTATTTGACCAGCATTAGATACATCTAAATGTATTGTGTCTGTAGTTGCTGTTCCATTATGAGTTGCCGCTGTGTTGACTGTCCATTCTCCACCAAACCCTGCTGAGTTAAGTGACTCTTGTACTGATAAATGTTGTTTCTTTGCCATGTTATCCTCCTGCCCTAAGGATTGACGATCCGTGAATGGGCTTGTTTAATTAAAATTTTTACGCTACGTTATCTATAATAGCCGCTACTATGCACATAACGTCACTGCCAGTTCCAGATGGAACATCACTTGTAACTGCTACTGTAGCAACATGTGGAGTTGCTAATGTAGTTGCAGACGGAAATTTGCAACACCATAACTCTCCAGCTCCAACATATATACCTTCTACTTCATCAAAAGCTGCTGCATCACCATTTAAAGATATAACAACACCATCTGTTGTACTTGTTGACCCATCAGTAGTTCCTGTATTTTTTACAGCTAACCAACGTAATTGGTCGCTTGCGTGAGTTTCTAGCTCAGTACCATCTCCCCTATGTGCTCTTTCCCTATATTGCATACCTGCTTTTATTAACGGGTCTGAGGTTGCATCAAATATTTGCTCACTGTAAAACCATAGATCATTTGCATCTCTTGGTGTAAAAGATAGATCTCCACCTAAATTCATTTTTGAAAGATCATTTAAAATAGACGCTGAAACACTTCCAATTGCTTTATTTGCCATAACTTAATTCCTTATTATTCTTGTGGATTTCCACCAATTAAAACTTGTAAACCCTCGGTAAACTCAGCTTTTAGTTGAGCATATTGTCCTTGTTTCCATTGATAATCTGCTACAATTTTTTGTATTTTAGCTGAAAAATTTTGCATGTCCATACTGTAATTTTGAATCTTAGAGCCAGTCTCTGCTTGATATTTTTGTATATCAGCAGAATATTTAGACAAAGATGATTGATATTCTTGAACATCTTTTTGAAAACTATTAATAGCATTTTGAAGGTTTAATTGTATATCTTTATCTAAGATTGATTTTTTGCTATTAAATTCTTGTTGAGCATTTTGCATAGCAATTTGAATATCTTTATTAAAATTTTGTATTGTTCTGTTTACATTTTCCTGATAAACAGTATTGTCTTCATTGAACTCATTTAAAGCATTTTGTATATCTGCAGAATGCTTAGATATTTGAGTGTTTATTTCTTGTAGTTTTACATTAGCTAATTCGACATCTTCATCTGTATCAATAAAACTTTTAACTTTTCCAAAATCTAATCCTACAACTGGTTGTTTATATTCAGGTGCCGCAGCTGTTAAAGCTGACATATCGCTAACATCAATTAATGGTTGTATTATATCAGAAACACTAGCATTAGTATATGTAAACGAAGGTGCACTAGGTGTTGTAGGTGAAGAAGGTAAAGAAACAGAAGGAATATCATTTGGAAGGTTTGATGTTTTGTCAGCCATTAAACGTTGCAAACACATTAAACACGCACCTAAGACCATTACACTCTCAGCTTCTAATGGAAAATATTGAGTACTTGATGAAGCTGAAGTAATTAAATTAGTACCATCGCCAGTTGGTTGCTTAGGTACATATATTAATTTTCCACTTGTTTCTGAACCTGCAGAAACAATATAAACTTTTTCTCCTTTATAATAATAAACTGGATCTACAGCTGTTGAATAATAAATAGATCCTGAATCTTTGTTTCGAGCTACGTCTGTATAAGACACTTCTTTTGCTGGATATGAATCTTTATGAACTTGTAAAACTTTTCTATTATCTATAGCTAATCCACTTGAAGTAATATTAGATTCATCTGAAGATTTTCTTAATTTTGCAGATGGCATTAATTTAATAATTTTAGTTCCAGTATCAATTAATGCTTGAGTAATTAAATTATCATCTCCTACAGAACCAATTAAATCTTCTACTTGTGTTTTAAAACTTGCCATTAATAATCGTATTGTCTAATGTGATAAGCAGAACCATCTCTGCCCTTGTTTGCATAACTCTTTGCTTCTGATAATTGTTCTCCCCATAATTCTCTCCAGTATACTGCTGCTTGTATTGTTTGAGGATTCATTTCATAACCTTTTGCTATTGCGTAATATGTTAATGCGTCATGAAATTCTTCTGGTATTGCTGGAGACTCATCCATTCCTATTCCAGTACCAGAATCCGCAGCTATAAAATTTTCGTCAAGTTTAACAAAATGTACAGTAACAGACTTAACTTCACTTGGAGAAACATAAGCTGTACCTGTATTTACGCTACTTGAAGTACTTTTTACAATAGCAAGTTTATCTCTTTCTATCCACCAAACATTTTTTAATGCATTTGTTCTTGCGTTTACACTCATGTTAAATCCGTTTTTTCTGGCATACCCACTAACCTAGGTATTTGATAACCGTCATAATCAACTCTTGTAACTTCTGATATAGAACTGTCTATATCAGATAAAGCATAATATCTTTGATCTGCAACAGTATTTACATTTGCAGTTCCATTTAGAACTCTTGTTTTTCTACAAAATTCTTTTAAAGCATTATTTAAAAATATCCTTATTTGCGTTTCAGGTAAATTAGGATGATGTTGCTTTATTGTTTCTATTAGTTGTTGTTGTGTCATTTAATTACTCCGATGTCAGGGGAGCACTAAGCTCCCCCAACACGTTTTGTTTTAAGCCAGTGATATTCCACCATCTGCTTTTGTTTGACCAGTAGCATAAAAATTAGTACCATCACAAAAGATCTCTACATAATCACCTGCAACAGCTACGCCATCAGCAAATGTTATAGTAGTGTGACCTGCATTGTAAGGGCCATCGTCATTAGTATCTACTTCAAGCTCATTAATACCATTGGTAATAATTACATTAGTATCAGAACCTGTGTCTTCAGTAACTACATAATCAGCACCTGAAGGTGCTGCTTTAACAACAATTTTACAACTCCATCCAGCTCCTGCTTTAGAAACTGTTGGAAGTGTTGTTGTAAATTCAGTCGCTGAATTAAGCATTAGTATCTTTCCACTATCTGCTGGTGTCAATGTTGACGCAGCAGTTAGCTCTTTAACACCTGCACTTGAACCACCTAAATAAGGTCTAGCCATAATAAGCCTCCTTAAGCTGTGATCTTGAACAGATGATGACTTTCAATTAGCTGTATACCAACACCTTCGTCAGACATGTATTGATCTTTAACACCATCAAAAGCGTTATCTTGCTTGATGTTTGTTTGATACAATGAAGGACGATAGACTGCATGGAATAGATTCTCATCAGATACAACTGCCATGTACTTATTGTAAGGCCCACGTAAAGCTGGAGTTGGAATTAACTGCAACATGCCGTGAGGTGTTTCTAGGATTCTATAATTGAATCCAAGAGCATCTCTTTTCATGTCTTGTAAGTTAACTGTCCAACCAGAATTACCTGCTAACCCTGAAGCACCAGCCATTTTAGACCAGTAACCTAAAGCACCAGCACCAACAAAAGCACGTTTAACACCTGCTTCTGGAATGTACTGAAATACCTTTTCCATATCATCTACAAAGTTTGCATATGAATATGAACTATCAACAGTAAATACGTTTTGTGCATCATGTGTTGATGTAGACTCACCGTATTGCTCTAAAGCAGAAATAATACCGTAAGTACTACGTACAAGGTTACCATCTGAATCAACAAGACCACCATCTGCAAAAGTTTCATCTGCATTGGTATCGTTATTGCCTGCTTCATAAGAGGCTTCTTGAAGACCAGTGCCTCCAAAACGTTTACCAAATAAAAATGATTTTTCTTTTTGCATCTTATGTTCTTGTGCTTTCATTCTACGAAGTCTAGCCAATTCTGAAGATTCTCCACGAAGAACTGCTGCTTCCAGAGTTCCTGTAATTTGTAGAGGTGTCTTAAAAATTTGAGTAGAATTGTAAACTACTTGCAATTCATCAGACCATGCCTCAGGAGCTGAAGAACCTTCACCCTGTGCATTACCAATAACCAAAAATATGTCGTCATCTGCTAAAGCAATATCGCTTCCAGTTGATGTCCACATTGTTGTAACTACAATTACAGTAGAACTTGTTACTGACTTTACTCTGACTACACCTTTTTTACTGCCATAACTAGTTGTCCATACTTCTGCAACAACACCTTTTAAACTGTCGTCTATTGAGATATTAGATGCTCCATCAACTGTTATTGTAGTTTCTCCTGTGCCATTAACAGCTAAATTATCTGTATCGCTGTTTCCTGTCCATGTTTGTTTTACCCAAGGATTACGATGTTCAAACATCTTAAACACTGGGTCTGGGACTTTACGTTGTTCCTGATTACTGATCATTGTAGTAAACGGGGCAACGTCTGTCCATAGCTCCTTAGTGACCTGCGGATCTACGTAAAAATTCCGTCTATCCGTATAAAGTACACCAGAAGCCGCTAGTAGCTTTTCTGTAGCTGCCATTTGTAACTCCTATTATTCTAGTTTACTTTACAACAAACTACTTTCCAAAGAATGCATCGTTAAACAACTGCTCTTCAGAACGAGGTTGTTCAGCTTTTCCTGTCTGCACTGCTGCAGTTTTAGGAATAGCTAAACGTTCTGCCTGATTTTGCATTTCTTGTGTTCTCTGTTGCTCTC